CTTGTTATAGAATTTGAAAAAGCTTCTGCCATCTTCCTTTATGTGTTAAGAGTATTTATTGAAATTAACCGCCAAGTGCGATTGCGAGACCAAGTGAAACACCTGGTTGGATTGTAACAGTTGCAATGCCTGCATTTAAATCAACACTCTGGACATTGGTTCCAGTTGATGTCTTAAAGTCAATCATTGTTGCACCAGCACCGATGAAGGTTCCTTCGGAACCAACACCAACACCACCACCCTGAGCACCTACACGAATTTCTCCGTGCATTGCAGAGTGATATTGGCAATTATAATGTAAGATATCAGGTGCATTGTAAGGAACCTTAAAGGTAATGATTCCTACTGCAGCACCATTATTAGTAACACCATCTTCATATGCATTGCCAGTTCCAGTGGAATTGACTGTCTTAATATAGAATGGGTGACCAGATGCATTTACAGAGAAACGATAATTCTTTCCTCTTGTCAGATAAAGAGTTGGATTATTCGTTGCTTGAGTAAATCCAATACCAGTTGCTGCAAACTGATATGCTCCAGAACCACTATTGCTAATGTCAAACTGATTATAAATTTCTTTGTCAGTTGATGTCGTAACACCAGTGACTAACAGATCTTTTGTGGTTGTAAGACCTGCTATGTCAATTGATGATGCAGTTAAGATACCTGCAGCAATACGGGCATCAGCAATGGTTGCGATTCCCGTAACTAGAAGTTGATTTGTTGTGGTCGCAGCACTGACATTTACAGATGTTCCTGTAAAAATACCTGCTGCTGCAAATAATGTCGCAACAGTTGCAACACCAGTGACACTTACATCACCAATATTTGTTTCATTTCCTAATGTTGTGATACCAGCAACATCTAAATTATGTGAAATATCAACACTATCATTGATATCAACATAACCACCAAGTGTACTCAATCCAGTGATGTTCAGTCTCTCACCTGAAATATCAGATAATGAAAGATCATCAACGTTAAGGTCACCAGTGATACGAACATCACCCTGAACATATAAAGCAGTTGTTCCAGCAGAAACACCAGAACGAACATCGAGTAGGTATTCGGGTGATGTTGACCCGACACCTACTCGACCAGGAGATTGATTAACTGCAAGAACTGTTCCTCCAGTTCCAACATGGAATTCACTGACAGCAGTTGTTATGCCAGTGACATTCAAATCGGTAGCACCAATGCCACCTCTTACATCAAGAGTATTTACAGGTATAGTAGAACCAATACCTACGTTTCTAGAGGTAGCATCCGCAAGGATTACGTCGGTTGCGACTTCTAACCCGTTTTTGACGACAAAATTCTTATTGACTGCCATTCGGGTTCACTCTCCCCCGCTTATTGTTATATGTTTATTTATGAGCTTACAATTCTCAAAATTACTTTAGCGTCACCAGTGCTTCCACCAAGTTGAGTATCAACAACAGTCACAGATCCATCAGTATAACCAACGGCACCACCACCTCCACCACCATCACCACCATTTCCACCACTATAACCATTACCACCATCTCCACCATTTCCTATACCAGCTCCTGCTGACTGGATTCCATTATATCCAGCTTTATATCCTCTAGTAATAGAAGTTGATGTATTAGTAACCTCTGTTCCATCGGATAATCTAAATTTAACACCACTTCCTATTTCTTCACAAGGTGATTTTCCTTGCTGCCTCCAATAAACTCCTCTAGTACATGGCGCACTATCACCATTTTCTGGAGCTATTGCTTGGTGATCTCTTTCGACAAGTCCTCCAGTTAATGCAGCACCATCATATTTACTACCAAATCTAATTCTTTGATTTCCTGCTCCTGTTCCAATAGCATCAGGACCTTTTCCACCACCTCTACCAAAACCATCTTCAGCAGAAACTGTTATACCACCCCCAGCACCACCTTTTCCATTGGCTCCAGCAAATCCTCCACCTCCAACACAAGCAATTAAATTTGCACCTTTATAAAGGAACGGAGCATTAATAGATTTAGTGAGTCCTGCAATTACATATTCAGTGTTTCTCAACATTGTAAACCTAATCCTAGAATATCCACCCTCTCCTCCAACATTTCCATTTTTGTCATCACCCTTTCCACCATAAAGATCCATTTCAACACTGAGATCTTTATCGGGAGAGTAAAAAGAGTATAAACTCGTAAATCTATTGTTGGCAGGATCACCTTCACTTACATTAAATTCATAGTCTCCATTAAAAAGATCTATACTTGAAAGAGTAGCAGTTGTTGCTCGACCAATAGCTTCGACATTTACATTATATGCTTCTGCATCATCAACTGCAATATATCTTACAGTTGTTGATATACCTGTAGAATCAGGAACAGCAGTGCTACTAACAATACAACGAACGGTTTGAATTCCTACTCTATCAGAATTAATCGTTAGTGTATCAGTATTAGTTCCACTAAAAGTTGTAGTCCTAACAACACTAGTATCTTGTTGAGATCTTCCAGTAAATTTAATATTTACATATCCATCTCCACCATTTCCGTATCCATCAAAGTTAAAATTAACATATCTATCATCAAATCCACTAGCACCACCATTACCAGGAGTTCCTCCACTACTATTATCTTGACCCGAACTTCCTCCACCACCAGATCCAGGTTTGTTGGATGGTGATGCACCTCCACCACCTCCTCCGCCACCACCACCGTCACCATTCTTGGTAGATCCAGCATTTCCTGGGTCAGGAGATGAAGTTCCATTGGACATTGCGGTTCTTACACGTCCAAATCCTAATCCTGCACCTATTCCATTCGGAGCAGATGTTGGAGCATTTCTATTATGAGATCCTCCTCCACCACCAGCACCTCCAGCAGCAACGATAGTGTATCCACCTTTCACTGAATCATAGACAGCAGTGGCACCACCACCGCCTCCGCCTCCACCAGACCATCCATTTTGACCTGCTCCACCACCATCTCCACCTTTTGCATAACTGCTGGCACCACCAGATCCATATGCACTTTGGTTGCCAGATCCACCATCATTACCTCTTTTTCCTATGTAGAAAGTGAGTGTTCTAGATCCATCAATATATCCAAGTTTACCTGCTCTTCCATTAAATCCTGATGCACCAGATCCTCCAGCATCAGAACCACCACGACCACCTCTTGCTCCTGCGGCAGTAATTACAACATCCGTTGCATCTGTTAAAGTAATACTACCATTACTAGTAAAAGTTCTATCAACATCAGTTTCTACTGTTGTTGATTCTGTAAAGGTTTTTTGAACTGATCCATCAGAAACATCTACACCATCAACTTGCCATTGATAAGAAACTGTTCCATAAGAACTATCTGTAAGATCAGCATTAATAGTAAATGTTGCATTATTACTAATCAATGCTTGTCTGTTTGATGGTTCGGATATGATTTCAATATCAGGATTGACAGTTATAGTTGCTATTCCAGATTGTAATGGTCCGTTAATTGCTTTACCAGTTTGATTTAGTGCAGGAACATAGTCTGCTTCCAAATAAAATTTCCTATTGTTATCTCCAGGAGTTTGAGCATCAGATATTGTCAGTGTGGTTGTACCAGTTCCCGTAAATTTAGTATTGTCACTTAGTGCTCCAACATTTTCTTCATACCATCTATATGAGATGGTTCCAGCATTATCTGGAGTTGCAGTGGTCGCAAATGTAACCGTAGCAATTCCAGATAAGGTGACTGATGCTCCACTTGTGGTTGCAAGTCCGACTGGATTTGTACTAAAAGATAGGATTGGACCGTTAAGGTCCAAATCCGTTTGAATTTTAGGAAATAAGTGCTGACTCATGAGAAGTTCTGACCTCCGATGACACCATACAGATCACCAGTTGTAACTGAAGCAGACTCAATGTCTTCACCATCAAAGGTTTTGAAGGAATAAATGTCTGATCTATCTGCAGTTGTTGTCACGACAGGAACTGTTCCACCTGGCCAATAAACAGGAACTGAATTTCCACTGGCATTCTTAAATGTATCTATACCAACAGAATGACCACCAGTTGAATCTTGATCAATTCTCAATGTGAATGATGTGGATCCTGTAGGTGGATTTGTCAGAACAAATGCATTGATCGCACCAGTTGCAGTGCAGATGAAAGATTGTGCAGAAGAAAGATCAACAGTGACTTCATTAGAAACGGCAGTCAAATATGCTACGTTTTCTGAATAAGTCTTCAGTTTTGCATGTCCTTGAACATCAAGTTTTGCAGTTGGCAGAGTAGAACCAATACCAACCGATCCAAATCCAACATTTGTGGTAACAATTGTTCCTGCAGATCCAACATTCAATGTGGTTGCAGTGACAACTCCAACAGTAATCTTACCTGAAGAATTTTGAATGTCATAATTGCCAACGACTGTACTAAATCCAGTGACTGTTACATCATTAGCAGTGATAATTCCAGAGAATCTTGCTTCAGATCTAACAATCAGTGTAGTTCCAGATGCACCAACAGCACCAACAGTCAGGTTTGCATTTTGATCAGGAACTGTTGTACCAATACCAATTTGAAGGTTATCATTTTGATAAATGCCCGTTCCAAGACCAGAATTGACTCCACTCCAAAGACTGTCAGTGGCAAGATTGGTTAAACCAGAACCATCTCCAGTAAATGCCGTTGCAACGATAGATCCACTGAATCTAGATTCACCAACAACACGAAGTTTGAATCCATTTGCAGTTGATCCGATACCAACACCATCATTATCTGCACAAACAAGGGATGTGCCAGATCCAACCTTTAATGCACACTCACCTGCACTGGTGGTTGCAATTCCAACGGTGTCAAAGATGACATCATTGGTTCCTGAATTAAGACTTACACTTCCAAAACGTCTCCATGCACTATCAGTAGTATAAACCCAACCAATATATCCACCATTAGATGGATTTGCATTATAAACAACGTCACCTGGGTTACCCGCAAGAGAAGGTGTTGCAATACCAACAGTATACTTTCTAGAAACTGTTGCATCACCCTGAAGGAAAATGTTATTAGATTCAAGTCCCTTATCGGAGTTTACCGTAACTTTGTTATTAACAACAAGAGGTCCATTGAACTTAGAAATAACTTTATTATCAGGACCACCCTCAATAGAGATTGAACGACTGAAAACACCTTCAACTGGTTCAATAACGTTTAAGTTGGCAACCTGACTGATGTCTTCACCCTCAACAGTTTGAACTGGTGTATCAAAAATCTCCTCTCTACCAGTAATCGTACTGAGTCGTTTGTTACCAGAGTATGAAATACCCTTGTCATTCATTCCAGTGTAGAAGTTAATTCCACCTTCTCTCTTGTTAGATTGAGCCAGAAGTTCTTCATCAACTGAGATCGCACGATCTTGCTTATCTGGGAATGCAGTGGAGTAGTTACCAGGACCAAATCCGACATATTCAAACGTATGTCCAGAGGCACGAATAATAGAGTGTCTTCTAAGTTCAATTGGTTCAACTCTGACTTTTTTAATTACAGAGTTGAGAGTATGAGATGTTGCCTTTGTGCCAAGAATACCACGGAAAACCTTGAGAGGGTTAGAACCTGTAGTGGTAGTCTTGACTCTCATCAATTCCCCATTAACTTCCAGATAATCACCAATATTAATGTCAAGATCTCCAATATTTTGAAGACTTACTTGATCTGTGGATGCGTTTGAAATAGCAGAAGAGATAGTAGTTGTAATTCCTGCATAGGTAGGAATCATTCTACCAGCAAGGTTTTCATTTTCTACGGTAATATTACCATCATTTGACGAAATACCTTCGGGAAGTACAAAAATAGTTCCTGTTGCTGTTGGTGCAACTGTTGAAACACCTAAATTAGCTTCAAATGAGGTTAAAGAATTGACTTTAGTAACCACAAATGATCCATTATATTGAGTTTGGCCTGCACCAGTAATAGTTACAGAGTTATCAACAGAAAGTCCATGACGATTAATGGTGGTAATTGTTGTGACACCAGAAATATTTGAAGTGAATGTATTTACAGATAGTGCCTCACCAGTCAGGTAAGCATAAGCATCAGCACATACAGTAGCACCAACACCTGTGATATTATCAACTAAAGAACTATCAGAAATTGAACTTGCAGCAGAAACTGTTATTTGAGTTGCTGTTCCAACTCCAACATCAGTGATTCGATAAAGTTGATTATATGCTTGGTAAGAGTTTGAACTGACTCCAGTAACTCTAATAACATCACCTACGTTATCATAGATCTTAGTTACTTCAACAACACCATCAGTGTAACCAGATGTTCCATTTGTTGTAACTCCAGTGACAGCAAGAGTATTACCAATTCCATATGCAGAACCACCATCCATGATAGTGATTGAATCAATAACATTAGATGCAATTACAACCTTGGCAGTTGCATGTTTTCCTGTTACTGAAGATCCAATAGAAACTAATCTGGCATTATAATAAGTACCATCACTATATCCTGCACCGACATAATTGGTTTGAACTTTGGTAAGTCGATTCAATCCATGATCATATGAAGTATGGATGGTATGTGCAGCACCAGCAGAAGAGAAGATATCCGTAATCGCAACACCAACTCCATTATCAATACGGATTTTTTCACTAGTCTCTCTTGTAATACTGTTTCTATTGTCGTTAACATCAACTTTACCAATTAAATTAGATGTAGCAAAACATTTTGATGCATTTGGATCAGAAACAGGATTATCTCTACTAATTTGAGGGAAAAGTTCTTTAACAGGTTGAGAATACTTGTCAGCAGTAAATGGTGCTACAGTCGGTTGAACCGATGCATTCAGAACACTTAGGTAATATACTCCATCTTGCTCTCCAGTAACATATTTTTGTGCTTCAGAAAGTCTGTAAACGTAATAGGTATCAGAGTACTTTTTACGTTTGAAATATGGTAGAGATGTGGTTCTATTTGAAGTATTTGTATTAAATGTTCCTGGATTTGTTGAAAGTCCAATAGCAAACTGCTTTGCACTAGAAATACCAGTGACGTTGAAGATTCCGTTGAATCCAGAATTTCCAAGACCAGTAGTATTTCCTGTACTGATGATGTTATTAATTTCAACTTGAGATCCAACCTTCAGATTATGAGGGAGTTCTGTGATGATATTAGCAGTAGATCCAGACCAATTTGCATCAGCAATGAATCTAAAGTTTCTTTGTTGATTAATATTAGAAAGAGATCCTGAACCAAAATAGGTTTGAATTTCACCATCAGTCGCACCAATGGATGTATTTGATTCCTGAATGATAAATCCTTCGGTTGGTGGTCTACCGACAGCACCTCCAACGTTAGAAGGAATTACATATCTCATTCTATAAGTTTTATCGACACCAGATCTCACATCAGATCTTCTATTAACAAATGTTCTTGGTGTTGCTGATCCAAGTGAAGTCGTGCCAAGACCAACAATAGTACGATAAATTGAGTTTTCTGTAGATGCAGCAGAAACTTTAATGTACCACTGAGAGTTTGTATTATCATATTGTATTGGGTGACCAATGTCTCCTGAGTTTTTATCAGAAACTCTACTGACAATCTTTAAAGTACCACCTTTTTCGTTAACATCAATTGCATTATCATTGATTGCATCATTGAGAGTTTTTGCAAGTTTGATATTTGTATTTTCAGTGATATCAGACGAATTTGTGATCGCATAGAATATTGTATTTGGAGTTAATCCATCAGGAATTTGACCAGTGTCACTATTAATTCTAACAGACTCACCGTTTAAGAAATTATGAGCTTCAGTAAAGGTGATTTGATTTGCATTACCACCCTCACTGTATTGTCCAATACTATTAATTCCTGTGATACTTCTATTAACAGTGAAGACTTTTTCAGAACTCTTTGATGGTGTGGCAGTATTGTCTGGCATGACAATACGTGCAAAGTGTTCCGTTGCTACTCCACTTTCAGTAATTAGAACCTTTAACTTGTCTTCCGATCTCGCACCGATTCTATAACCTTCGATTACGTTTTCTGGTGGAAGATCTATGTTAGTTTTACTAAGGAGATAAAGATTTCCAGTTGATCCAACACCAGCAACAGAATCAGTTTTCGTTACGTCAATTGCATCAAATTCGATTGCAGATTCTGTAAGAGGAACTTCTTTGGGTGGAATAATATGAGTGATGT